TGTAGGCAAAGTCAGGGAATAGCGACCATGAAGGCTGCTCGTAGCGCGTCGGGTTTGGTTTACCCTTGGGAGGGTCAGTAAACTGCTCAAACCATTTATCAACGGTGATGATTTCGCCGGATGGCGCAATAAAGAATTGGTAGGCCTGAGTGGCTACAGGAGGTTTAGGCCGCGATGGATCACGCAGTTCTCCAAACCAGCTAAAGGTAACTACCGGATCAGTATCGATGGATAGCTGTTCATATCGCGTAGCAGTAGCAGTACGTCTTACCGGATCATTAAACTGCCTGAACCACTTGTCGGTGGTGATGACCTCGCCGGACAACGACCAAGACGGCTGCTCATACCTCGTTGGCTGAACGCGCCGAACAAGGTCTGGCCATGGAGTAAGCCAGCTATAAGTAACGGTATCCGGGAATAGCGACCAAGATTGCTGTTCATAACGAGTGGCTACTGGCGTCCTTCTGGATGGGTCGCGAAGTTCGCCAAACCAACTGAACGACACCACCGGATCGGTATCAGTGGTGATTTGCTCATAACGAGTGGCAGTAGCAACGCGACGAACAGGATCACTGAACTGCCAATACCACTTATCTGCGGTGATGACCTCGCCAGATGGGGCGACGAAGAACAGAAATGGTTGCTCTGCGGCGAGGAATTTCTTGGTTGCAGCAGGAATGGAAAGCTGTTCAATCCAAGCGCCGCCCAGATCATCCGGAGGATCAGGTTGCGCTGCATAGAAGAACGGTGGGTTGGCACCAGTTACCAGACGTGGCTTGACACGAACAGGCTCTGAGAGAGCAACCACACGCGCGGCGAAAAGATCGTCTGCCGGGTCAGGTTGTGGCGTATAGGCCAGAAATGGATTGGCGGCGGCAGAAAGTCCGGGTTTGACGCGAACTGGTTCCTGAAACGATTTGAACCATTTGTCGGCGTTTATAATTTCGATTTGAGGGGGCGTAAAAATAAGCCCCGACGCAATCAGGGCAATAGATATCTGCTTAAGACGCTTAGGCTCTGAAAGAGGCTGATGCCAGCGACTCTCAGTCACCGTCTCCGGAAGAGTGGAGACTGGTTCAGTATGCTGCTGATATTGGAATAGGAAAATATTAGCCATATGACACCGCCACTATCTTCCGTGGCTGCGGTTCCCACCAAGCTGCATGTGGCATTTGATCTATGGGTAGAACAAGTGGCTTGAAAGTTGCGATAGCCGCTTGTACTTGGCGACTAGTTATAGTTGGAGCATAAAATGCAGTGCCGGAATTCGCATTCCATACCTGACTCCCACCCGCAATGGTTTGATTGGATGTTGCCCCTCCGGCCGTTGTTCCGGCTCTGATTGGAGGGGTGCTGAACCCTCCCTGATCCGTAGTGTCCTGAGTAAAGGCATCGCCAGAAGGGCCGTTTGATCCAATAAAGCCGACGATCAATTCTCCAGCCACGGTTGGAGCGGTACCGGTATTTGCACTAGGGGTGGTGGTGGTTGATATCGCGCTTATGCCGGTTTTGTCTAATGGTGTTGAAGATGTTTGAGTCCCGGTAGCATAGAGCGCCGATATCGCTCCTGTAAAAGAACTTGCTGTAAATGTAATTGTGTCTCCAGACACAAGAGCATTGGTTCCTGACCAAACAAAGTATATTGTCAGCGTGCCGGTGCCGGGGCCGCCGACAGCTATGGAATATGAATTACTTTTGCTATCAACCAAGGATGGCGTAGATACCGCCGAAATAGTTGTAACTCCGACAATTATCAAGGCACCAGCGGGGACACCACCAACAGGCACCGTGACTGCAAGCGTAGTAACGCCCTTCCCGCTATTAGTACCAATGTTGGTAACAGATATAGTCATAAATATTTCACCCCAACATCATGACGGTAGTGTCATCTACCGCAGCAGGAACTGGAGCAGGCAGAAACCCTTGGATCAAGATAGCCCAAGCTCTGGCCGTTGATAGCGATGGGGCATAAGTGACGGCAGACGCGCTGTGGTTAACAATGTTGCCGCCAGCCAGAACAATCTGGTTGATTTCGTTGACTATAGGCGGTGAGGCCCAAGGGGCGTTGGTGCTGTCTTGGGTAAATGTATCAGCCGCAAGACCGGGCCAACCAACGGTGGCTATAACCAACTCATTTATGGAGGAGGGTGTACCGCTAGTCGCCGTTGGCTGGAAAAACTGATTGCCAATACCGTTGCTGGTGAAATTGCCGTCAAGCGGATCGGAGGTGTTCAGTATGCCCGTGGCGGACATTACGTCCATCGCGGCAAGCGAGTTGCCGTCTGGCTTGGTATAACTGATAGTGTTAGTGGATAATGGATGGCAATTCCAAGCGTAGAAAGACTGGACCTGACCATTGAGGCTATTATTGGAAGGTGCCCAGAAATTTATGAGAGTATAGGTGTTCCCTGCATCATCGGTGACGGTCCCGGGTAGGCCCGATGTGCTACGATCATAAACCGATACGAAAATCAGGCTGCCCGCGCTTATTGTGATAAACGGGACACCCATTGATGGCCCTGTGTTGTCGATAAGAGAGCCGAGTTCTGTCAGGACTATGGCCATGTCGCCCGCCTACCTCACATATGTATGCGGCGACGATACTCCTTCTCTGAGCGTTCCAGCTTTTTCTCAAACGGATCGCAGGAGCCAACGTCTACGCATGTCGGGCATACCATCTTCATGCAAAGTCTGCACATGCCGCCAAGGTCGGCTGGATCGCACTTCGGCTTGACGATGACGACATGGTTGCAATGGAAGCAAGTAAAGGAATCTGCTTCCTGCCTTGTGCCGCCCGGGTCGAACGTAAAGGCATATCCGCCCGGATTTCTCATGGCGCTTATTGCTCTTGTGCTAGGATCGTGCCGGTGGCCGTGCCGCCGTATGCCGCAGAGCGGCAACGAAGCTGGAAGCCGTTGGACGAAGTGGCCGGTGACACCAACTCGGAGCCGGGGGCCGCAACCCAGCGATATGAAGCACGTTGGTTGACACCAATGTAGAAGACGTTGGAGCCGGTGGTGATCGTGCCGAAAGCGCTGCTGTTGACGGTGCAAATGGTGGAAACCGCCGAATCCGCAGAGTCAAGAACGGTAGCGGCTAGGATCGTGCCTGCCGCAGAAGATGAGGTGGTAACACGGCTGATATCCCATTCCACGAAGTTGTCGGCGGGGGTGCCGTTGGTGCCGATCAGGACATCGTAAATCTTGATCCTGTGCGGCGAGGTTGCCGCCGTCATACCGAGAATAGCTCCGACATAGGCCGTGGCAGTCGGTTGCTGAGTGCCGCCACCCGAGGTGCTGCCGTTGGTGATTGCAAAATTGGCCATATCTTCTGTCTCCGTTCCGGCGTTATTTCGCCATAATAGCTGAAGCTTTCAGTAAAAACAAATCAGGTCTGCAAGCCGCTCCATAGGGTCTTTATGTAGTCCATGTCTTCCAAGGCACCCTTAAGAAAGGGGATGGCACCCTGAAGATGGGCCAGTTGCTGCTCGGCATCGTGAACACGGCCTTTTAGCTCCTGTTCGCGGATATGGAGCTTTCTGCCAAACGGAGTGGAATCGGCATAGCCGTAAAGCGGCGGCGGTTGGGCCAGATCGCTCTCATAGGGGACGTTGACGGTAATCCCTCGCATGGCTGCCAATTGCATGAAGTAGTGGCCGCCAGAGCGCTGGAGGATATATTCGTCTTTGGACGCCATATCGATGCCGAAAAGGGCTATTTCATTGGCCCCGGCTCGGATGGCCATAGCCAGCATGTAGGCGAAGCTGGAGGTAAAGAAATATCTGCCAAACTCACGGACCAGTTCTTGGATTGGCAGACTTATCGCGTTCGGAACCAGCCGCTGGTCCTGCATGTAGATCGGGAAGGTCTGCTTCTTCAGCCATTCCACATAGGGGCGGCCATAGGCCTCGCATTCGGGCCAGAGCAGGTTGCTGTGAATCTCAAACCATGCATCTACCCGGGGGATTTGGTCCATATTGCCGGGCGAGCAGGCCCAGATGGTCCAGTCCGGATCATTGACCGGTGCAAGCTGCCGGGAAGACGGCGCGGTGCCGATCAGGGCGATCTTCAGCGGCTTGGACTGCGCAGCAGGTGCAATAACTGGTTTAGTAGGCGTAACTAGAGGAGGTGGTTCTTGGATTGCTGTATAGTTGGATGGTTCGCGATGCTGGGTGCCATTAAGCTTCTTGGGAGCACCTTTGGCCTTGAGCAAATCCGTATTTCGAGGGGTTAATTTGGCGGTTTCCACTCTCAAACTCCCGTTATGGTGGCGGACGTGAGCGTGATGCTCTGTCCTGCGAATACCGTAGTTGTGGCCATAACGATATCATAAGCCGTGGATAGTCCAATGGTAAGACCGGAAACCACCACATTTCCGCTCGAATCCTCAATGTCTGCAAAAGCCAGAGGATTACTGGAAGCGGTATCCAGCAGGGTAGGGGCCGTCAACGGAACGCCCGCGAAGGCCAGAATACCGCCGCCAACGATGCCAGAGGGCTTGCTCAGAGGGATCAAGGATACGGTGGCCGTGGACGCGGCCATAATGCGCAGTTGGCCGTGGCTGGAGCCAGCATCGATACTGGTAACAACGGCTGCCAGACGGGCGTTAATGGTTGGGGTGTTATAGTTGACGCTCATGGCGACAACCTACCAAGACTCGCCTTGGATAACCTTGAGGGTGACGCCGCCACCGGTTATCCCGGTTGTGGAAGACAGCCGCAGCGCCGCAATCGGAGTAGTGAAGGTAAAATAAACCCCGTCAGAGGTGACCGTGGTTGACGAATAGATCGACCCCGCGCCGCCAGACGAAATCAATGTGCCGCCGCTGGATACGGTACTCCACTTGGCCAACGATGAACTCACCAGCATCACGTCATCCAACGTGAACTGAAGGGAGAATGGACCGCTGGAGGCTGCCGTTGTGGATGGATAGATAGCCGCAGTAGTCGGGCAACCATTGCGCCAAGCCAGAGCTACAGGCTGGGAAAAGCTTGCCGCAGATGAAGTGGCGATGGTGACTGACTGGTACGGCATTGCCCGGCTATCTCACTTCTTGTGCATCTTGCCCAAAGTAAGCGCCAGTCTGGCCCGTGCCCCTACTTTACCGGAAGCGTGTTTCTTTAGCTCTGCGAACTCATGGACGCTCTTGCCAGCCGACTTGGCTTCTTTGGTAAAACTGCCGGGGTGCTTGATAGCGCCCTTGATCCAGTTCTTAGCCACACGCATCCCCGTTGGTCTTCACATGGGCCGAAGAGTAGGGCGAGCCGCCAGTGCGGCCACCACGGGCGAACTTGTCCATGCGCCCCTTGGACTTCTTGCCCATGACCTTGCCGCCGCGCTTCCGATCATCTGCATCATTATCGGAGCCGGTGCGACCACCGCACTGAAAGCCATCTGACTTCTTTTTGGCAGCTTTGGCGGTTACGCTGGAGCCACCAGAATAGGACAGCGCTTCAGCGCCACTCTTGCCAGCAGCTTGCGATTTATGACGATTGGCCATGATGGCTCCCTTTATTAACCGGTAACGGATTGCAGGCTCTTCAGCGTGATGGTCCCGGAGATGGTACCGCTGGAGCTAATACGAAGCCCGCCAAGCGGCGAGAGTACCGTATACATGATGCCCGCAGGATCGATAGCAGACGATGTGATGGAGGAACTGAGGTTCGACCAAGCAATCGTCGGTGCCGGTGTGGTCGTCGGGTCGTCCAGCGTCATCTGGATGAAGGTCAGGCTCGATCCCCCCGTGGTGCCAGACGCTACGGTCAATTGGACCGTAGTGGTCTTGAACACCGGGTTAAGGATGATGCCGCCAGAGACGCCTGCCGAAGACAGTGTAGTTGCTTGAGCAGCCATTTAATCAGTCCTTCCTTAACAATCGACTTGGATAAGCCACTCGATGGCGTTGGCGGCCTCCGCTGCGGCTGTAGCAGCCCGGGAGTTAACCGGGGTGATCGTTGCTGCAACCAATCCCAACGAGATAGGGAACGCATTGAAGACCATAATCATGACAATCCCCTTACGAAAGCGGGAACGTACCGTAGGTCGAACGCCAGTCGTAGTAGCCGAAGCTATAACGCTGATATCCCTTGACCAACAGGTTGTCGGTGGTGAACTCAACCTGCATGTCCATCTCGAATGGAATGCGGTTCATGTAGATCAGGCCGTCCACGTTGGTCATCATGAACCAAGCAAAGGCGCTGGTCAGGTAGTCGTTAATGACGAAGCTCTCCTTGAGGGATTCATTCATCCCGAGGACCGCGTTCACGTCATTGGTGGCCGTGCCGGGGCGAAGTTCGCTGCGGAACAGGCGGATCGCTACCGGCTCAAGCTGGGTCGGAATGACGATCTTGCGCCCACGGGCGTAAATCTTCAGTCCGGCGTTGTCCTTCCACGTTGACCTGACCGCAATCGCCGCATTCAGCAGCGAGGTTTCGTTCAAGTCCACGTCCACCGAGGGCCGGTTGGCAATCGTGGTGCCGTCGATGGGATGGGCCGGGTCATACAGCGCCTTGCCGTCACCGCCTATGTTGGCGTTGAACACGTTGCCCGTGTTCAGGACGTTCGCGCCGTAGATTTCTTCGGTCTGCTGGAAGGAGGCCATCAGGCCGTCATTGGAAGGGCCAAACTCTGCCTTGTAGAGATTGTCATCGATGGCCTTTCTAGTAATCGCATAACCAAGGCCGATTTCGTTGTGCTCTTGGTTATAGACGTACCGCTCGCCCGCGCTGTTGTCGAACGCCGTGACGCCGCCTTCTTGCTTAAGCTGCGCCAGACCGAGATAACGCATGGAAGCACGTCGCTCCAGCGCCATCTTGGAATCGGTGGTCTTGAAGATTTTAGGCCACTGCCGTTCGATCTGGTCGTATTTGCCAGAGATGCCCCAGAGGCCCGGGAGCAGAAGATCGCGGATTTGAGCGAGTGCGACGGGCATTCGATTACTCCTTAGATGCCGGTGGTGTTATTGCGGTCGAAGTTGTTGGGAGCCACAATAACGATGTTACCGGCGCTGGCATTGTCGGTGCCGTTTGTGCCGGGAGGTGCCCAGTTGGAATAGAAGTCTACCAGACGCCAAGGCAGGGTCGCCGTGGTGACGCCCGTGCTGGAGCCAAGCGTCATGGCCGAGATGCCGGTGGTGGTGTTCGCGCCACCGATGGTGCCGGATGAAATACCGAAGTTATGGTTGACCATCGAAGAGGTGACGGTGTTCGTGGTGGAACACTGCACGATGTAAAGCATGTCCGGATCGGTGCAGACCCACGCCTGCGCGTCAGCCGCGCCGCACGAAGTCTGGACGGAACCGGGGAAGAATGGCGACCATACCTTGCGGTTCACGGTCGGGCTAAAGAACTCGCAGCCGAAGAAGACGCCGCGAATCTGGGACAGACCAGACGATGGGACGCTTACATAGGGGCCAGCGGCCACGCCAACGGTGGACTGGATCGTCGCCACGACATCGCCGGTACCAATGATGTTGGTATCGCTGGAACAGATGAGAAGGGTATCGAAGCCCGCAGTCGGGGCACCGCCGTCCATACGGCGGAACTGACGAAAACCAAAGGGGGCGAATGTATTTGCCATGGATAGCTCCTGTGTTGTGCCAGCGACCTATTTCGCTGGTTCAACCGAAGCCACCACGGCGCGTGATGGGGGAGAGAGACGGCGCGTCTCGAATAACGGTATTTATATGTCAGAAATATGCTTGGGTCAAACCAGAGCCATATTTACTCTTCTGGAACGTCGATACGCTCGTATTCTTTCTTGACGTAGGATGCTCGGCGGGCCGACTGGTGATGGCTGTCAAATCCAGTCTTGATGGCGTCTCCGCCCCGGAGTTGCTGCTCTTTGGCCTGAACCTGCTCGCGAGCCTTGCGGAATTCACGGGCTTCCGTCTGCCTGCATAGCTCTTCAGGCTTCTCCATCAGGATAAGGCCGTCATATTCGATTTCGCCCTCGTAATCCCGTGGGGTGAACAAACCGGGGTGACGTGATGCCGGTACCGGCTCCCAGCCAGTGGCCTGATAGCGACCGAACCGGCGATGCTGCTCTTGGCCAAAGACGGATTTCGTCTTCCAGTTATACCGCATGCCGTCAGGAATGATTTCCTTAGGAATATGCAGCATATCACTTTCTTCTTCCAAGGCGGCCTGCCGGTCATAGTCGATACGAACCGGCTTTTTCGCTTGGACTTTAGGCTTTCCTACAGTCTTTGCAGAAAGCTTGGCGTCCTTATTTTTGTCAGCACTTTCTTCAGCCGTGACCATTTTTGGCTTATTCTTGGTTCCCGGTGGGCGTCCCATGGAAAATCTCCTTAATTGATAAGACCTTGCGATTTAAGGTCCTGCATCTTCTGCAAGTTCCTCGCATAGGTGATTTCGTCCACGCCGGACATTCTGGCGGCTTCCCGCTGTTCTGGCGTCAGGGTGATGCGGGTCGAAGTCTGGCGACCGGTGGATGGGCTTGTTGCACTGCGGGATGGCGGGGCCGAAACTTGGGCCGCAGCCTTCCGATCATTGGCATCTTCCACGTCATCATCCTCTTCTGTTGGGGCGGCTCGGTATCCAAGCCTCTCTTCCAAGAACTGGAAGTATTTGGTGGAACCAACCTGAAGGCCACGCTCTTCAGCTTCGTTATGGGCGCTCTGGACCCTGATATTCTTTTTGCTGTCAGTCATGGCGTCAGGATGAGACTTCAGCCACGCCCGTTGGCTTGGCAGCAAGTTGGGGATCGAATCGATATACTGATCCACCGTGATGTTTTGCTGGGGGGCGGCCTGCTGCTGGCGCGGGGCTTGTTTCGCCCGTGCCGCCGCTTCGGTCTTGGCCCTCTCGATGGCGAACTTGCCATCCTCAAGTTGGCTAAGACGGCTCTCGGCTCTGGCTAGGCGGCGGCTGGCTTCAGCTACCGCTTTGGCGTCGGTAACCTCGGTAGCAGCCGCGATATCACGTTGAGCAGCTTGGGCCTCAGACTCGGCGGCACCGATTGCATTAAGGATAGCGTCATATTCAGCGTCTTCCGCGCGGATTTTGTGCTGGGAAGCTTCCCACGCCCTTTCGTTGGAGCGCTGTTCCGCCGCTTGGCGGGCTTGGACTTCTTGGGTAAATCGCTTTTGCTGTTCTTCATTGGCTTTCCGTAAATCCTCAAGCTGTCTCTTGAGGTCTAGGGTTGCTTCCTCTTCCTCAGGAGGAACCTGAGTTTTAGGCGCAGGTTTCTCTTTTTCCTGCGCCCGAAGCGCCTCGTCAGCCTCTTTGTCGAGAATGACGGTTCCTTCAGGCTCCAGCGCAATGGTCACGCTCTCGTTCTGGGGGACGGCGGAAATCTCTTCATTGGTACGAAGCGGACGGGGACGGGGCATCACTTTTTCTCCGTTGTCGCCGCCTTGACGGCCCACATTGCGGCCTCCTCATAGGCGGTCATCGCCAAGGCAGCCAACCGGGGGTCCTTGTCGTTTAGTTCCCAGCACAGATCGATCAGATCGGCGGTATACCGCTTGATCTTGTCCACCATGTTGTCCTTGGAGGGGTTGAAGCTCTCCCGGACGCGGTTAGCGCCGATGCTCATGCCATCGTTGCTCAAAAGATATCTCCCGGGTTCTTAACTCTCATGCGGACAGTCCGGTCGGTCAGGATACGACAGGCGGTGTCCCGGATATTCAGTTGCCAGCCATCTCCGGTGCGGAATACCACCCAGTCACCCACGGCGACGTTCTGGCCGTCGAAGGTTTCGTCGTCGGTATCCCTGAACGCCGTTGGGCCGACTTTTACAACTAATCCAACTTTTCCCTGATATTCGTCTTCCCTGATATTATCGTCTGGACGCCAGACGCCGCCAGCGGTGATATTTGGGCGGACATAAATCGCGACCAATATCTGGTTATGGAAGATATCATACCCGGATAAGTCGCCTACAGCGTCGAATAAGGCCTGTTTCGGGTCTTTGGCAGTAGCGAGTTGGCTGGTTTTTCGGGCGGACGTGACCGACATTTATTCTTGCCTCATATTTGATTGAACCTCATCCATGGCCTGTAAGGTCTGCCTCAAGGCCTCGATGTAACCCAAACTGTGCTTGTATTCGTCATATGTAGCAAGCCCAGTCTGGGTCATCGCCTCGATCTTCATGTCGATCATCAATTCGAGCCGTTCCTTCAGCAGGCGCTCAAACATGCTCTCCATGGATCATTTCTTCTTTTTGGCCTGAAGCGCTGCGAGGTCTAGGCGGCCATCGCCATTGGCAGCGCCGCCATGTTCTGGATAGGCGCGGCCACCACGGGCGAAGCGCCCACCTTTTTTGGCCATCGGCTGCTGTCCGGGGACCGGAGGAGCGCCAGCACCGGGCGGCGGCATGGAAGGTGCCGCCCCAGCGCCAGCCAGCGCCGCGTCAGGCGGAGGGGCCGCAGCGTCTGGCGGCGGAGCCACTATCGCAATCTTGGCTTTTGGCTTGGATCGATGTTTGCCGACATGGCCGCCACGCTTGTAGCCGGATGCGTCACTCTGCTTGGAGTTCTGCATGTTGCCGGTGGAGCTTGAGTAGAGCTTCTTGGGGGAATTCTCCCCAACGGCCCGCATGACCGGGATGTCCAGATTGTTGAGATGGCCCATGCTGCCGGTCTTGGACTTATGGGTTTGAAGCGCCTTTTCCTTGAACGGATGCATGGCTATCGGCCTTTCGGACTGTTGATTTTGACTGGAGGATCAACGGTATCGTCTTTCTTCAGCTTACCGTAGCGGCGGATGGCCTTGTCCTGCTGGCTCTCGTAATTGCTGGCAGAGCCGGTTTCGTGGCCCATCTTGGCAGCCCCGGTGGATTCCATCTTTCCTCTGTACGGATTAAGTGCCATTTCGCTTCCTTCCTGCCGGGACCAAGGCCCCTATCGGGTAAATCTTCTGTTTCGCCCCAGATGCCTCAAACCACTGAGCCTCGACATGGCCATCCACTACAGCGGTGACCGTCATCCTTGGGCCGCCAGATTTGAGCCGTACTGTAGCCCCAATCTGAAAAGGAGGCAAAAAGTCCTTCAAAAGCACCAGATTGGTGGCAAGAGCCGTCATTTCTTGCTCGCTGGCTTTGGCTTTGCCTTGGCTGTTGCCTTGGCCACCCTGATCTTGGCATCGGCGTCTATCTTGGCCAGCTTCTCCTTGTGGACCAGTTCACGCTCTTCCATCGTGTGCTTGTGGCGAAGTTCGGCGTCGGCTTGCTCTTCCTTCATCTGCAATTCACGCTCATGCTTGTCGCGCTGTAGCTCCAACTCATGTTCGTGCTTGGCCTGATCCATGTGAGCATCGATAACCAGACCGCCAACTTTCATATGCGTCTCGGCGGCGTGTTTGTGATGCTCTAGGGCAAGTGCCTGTTGGGCCTCCTGCCGCTTGATAGCAATCTCATTCTGGCTTTCAGCTTGAGCACGATGATGCTCCATCAGCATCTTCATAGCCTCGGCCTGTGCATCCTGCTGGACTTGCTGGCCGTGGATAACCTGCTCTTCCTGAATCTTCAGGCGCTCCAGAACAATCTTCAAGGCCTCGATCTTCTCGCGTGACTGGCGGTCAGCAGTCTTGTCAGCGGACTGCATCTTCTCAATCTCAAACTTCATCATCATCTGCATCTGTTGCAGTTGACCCTGCTGTTCATTGGCTTGCTGTTTAGCTTGGGCCGCAATCAATGATGGATTAGGCGGAGGAGGCGTAGGCGTCTGCTTGAATAGCCCCTCTGGATCAATGCCTGTAATACGCATAATTCGCGTATCGACCGCAATCGGATCATACAGATCGGGTGCGGCCTGTTGGAGCGTCTTGATAACCACCGCCTTCGCGATGCGGTGCATGCTGGTCGGATTATTCGGGTCAGCGACTGGAACAAAGTCATTGTTGTTCAATGCTTCTAGGAATTGTTCCTTGCGCCATCTGGTAGCCGCCTTTTTATCATGACGCCAGAATGCTTCCGGGTCTTCCTTGAAGCGTTCCTTCAGAAGCTGGAATTCCTTGCCTTGCGAGGCCGTGAGCCGCTTATGCACGGCATCCATCATCACGGTAGCCTGCTCGATCAGAGCAAGCGTCGTTCCAACCGGGGCGTCCTGCTTGCCCTCACCGATGCTCATCTCGGCGGTGCCGCCAACCCGCTGGCCAAGGGTTTCGATGTTCTGGGTTAGCTGCATGAAGGCAGCACCCGGCTCTTTGTACGGAAGCGGCATCACGGCTTGAGCTATTGGCAAGCCGCCAGTATCGATAGGCACGCCACCACCGGGGGGCACCCTGAACTGATTGGTCAATTGTCGGCCAAATTGCTTGGCGTAGATGAAGCCCGGGAATGAAGAAAACATTCCGGCGTCGAGTTGGATGCGCCACGCAGCGGTAAGTGCGCTGGTGGTGTTTCCAAGGATATGTATCAATCCTATACCGTAGAAACCCAAAGCTCTCACAAACGCAAAATCAACAAAGTACTCTTTGGCGATGCACATTTTATCTTCTTTGCGCCAGTTACGACGCAGCGCCAGAATCTTCCTGCTCTCTTTGTGGATAGTTACGACATAAGGAAGCTGAAGGCCGGTTTCCTTGCCCTTCTCCTTGTGTTCAAGGCCAGCAATGTCCAGTTCACAATAGCATTCATAGATTTCGTGGTCGGTGTCGCCCGGCTTCTGGACTTGTCGATTGATGCCTTGGATTTCCAGCTTTTTGTCTTTGACCGGATCGGGAAGATTCATCTGGTTGTTGGGAATTTCAATGTCCAGATATGCGCCAACCAATTGCATGCGCTTCAGGACAGCGGGGCGCATTTTGATCCGATGGGTAATTCTTCCGCAGCTTTCCAGATTTGTCTCGGCGTTGGAGACGATAATGTCTTCGGCGTCGATACTCTCGGACACCGGCCTGCGACGTAGCGGACAATTGTAAACCTTCTTGATACCCTGACCGCCGCAGCCTACCCAGAACAGCATCCTGTCGGTATCAGGATAATATTCCGTGGCCACTGCGGTAATCCAGTGGTTCATGTCGGTTTCCAGCGCCTCGGCCAATTCGTCAGCTTCCGAAGTCATGCCATTCGGCAGAACGGGATTCGGAGGGGCCATAAGGCCTGTCGGCGGGGGCGGAGGTGGACCAGCACCCATAGGAGGCCCATTTGGAGGGGCTTGGGGAGGCGGACCCCCCATAGGTGCTGGAACTGGTGGACCGGGAATAGGAGGCGGGGGGTTGCCAGCAGCCTGTGGTCCACCGGAGACACCGCTAGGTGCCAGTGGCAGGCCGGGAGGTGGTCCCCCTCCCATGCTGGGCGTCCCCGCCGGAGGTAGTGGTGGACCTCCATTGTGGCCCATTTGAGGCGGAGGGGGCTGCATAGGGGGCATAGGGGGCGCAGGAGGCGGCGGTATTTTCGGGGCTACCGGTGCGTCATTACGAATTTTGACCGGGCCAGCCGCTGGGAGTAGTTCGCCACGGGCATTGGCTTGGAAACGAAGCGTGGCTTCCAATAGAAGAGGATGCTGGACCGTGGATATACCCTCGGCTGAAGCCTCACCCTTCGGCTCATTCAGCTTAAGCCCCAGTAGCCCGATACCTCTGGCTCTGGTTTCCAGCCAGTCCTTGCGGGACAGGTCGTCTAGAGCGATACCGTCCAGAAGCTCTTGTGCAATGCGGGATAACTCGCCCTCCTCGATCTGCTCGGCCAGATTATCGAGCCAGTCCCCACCCGTCTTGGAGGCTTTTTTAGGAGCAAAATCAATGGTCAGGCTACCGTCAGGGTTCTCGATCTTGGCAGTGCCGTTTTCCATCGTGGTGTTGCTGGCAGCATCCCCGCCGCCAAGATCGATCACGGAAGGCGCGGAAAACGGGTTTGGCCGCTCCGGATCAAGCAGACGGATCGAGCCGGTGTTCACATCTCGCGCCATTTAAGCCCCTAGACCGGATAAAGCGGTTCAAGTCTCGACTTATAACGTAACTCCTCGTCATGGTCGAATTCGGCCTCTTCCCTCCTCAGGGCAAAGCCGTTGTCTCGCAGATATCGCAGCGCCATCGTGGTC